AAAGCGTCTGCTTTAATTTCTTTTTTTCCTGTTTCTTCATTAATAGTTGTGTTAGCAATATCTTCTAACATTAAAGTAAAATATTTTGAACTAAGTTCTGTTTGGTTAGGACCTGTTAATTCATTAAAAAAAGATGTACCTGAGAATTTAGTTCGCATACCTCTTTTTAATGTAGCGGCATTGCTGGTCATTGAGTCTAAAGAATCAAGTAGTTTGTTTTTATGATACTCATCCATAGTACCACCGTATGTAGCACCCATGTTTTCCGCGCCATCAGTTACACCGCTTAAAAACTTACCTGTAACATTATCTACATCTTTAGCGCTATCTTGTATAATTGTTTTAAAAGTAGATAAACTCATTGTTTTACCAGGTATTGCCGCGCCACCAGAGTTCATGTCATGTAATGTATATATTAACTCGCCAGTTTGTGGATCACGACTAACTCTAGCCTCGTTGTTACCTTCACCTGTAATTTTATTAGGTGTATTACTAGCTATTATAGCGTTAACGAATTCAACATCACCACCCATCAAACTATAATCTAACAAACCGTTTTTAGAAGCTAAAGAAGCTTCTTCTAAAGATTCACCCCAACCATCTATTTGTGCAAAAAGTTTATTTCTTCTAGCAAGTATTTCGCTTCTTTTTCTTCTAGTTTCTCTATCACCAAATTTACCACCAAAAGTACCAAGCGCACTTAGCTCGTCTTTTATATCATATATACTGTCAACAAGCTCTTCAGTACCACCAGCATTATAAATTCTTTGCGCAGTATCAGAATATACTTCTGCATTTTTTTGTAACTCAGCACCTACTACAGCTATAGTACCAGCTATTTGACCCCAAGCCTCTGCTGACGCTTCTGTTGATTTAGCGTAGCTTTCAGATACAGAATCAAAAATACTACTGTAATCTTTTGGCGATGTAGCTAGACCAGCTCTTGTAGCTGCTGTTACTATCGTTGAATCTGCTCCTTGTGTTAATTTTATTGCCATGTTTATATTTGTTTGAATTCAACGTCAATCATGCTATAATCAACCATATCATAACCGTTTTTATTACTTACAGCATATTTAGGTATTTCGTTAGACATAACACCTTGATAAGTACCGTTACCAAAATTATTATTTTTATATTCAAAAGAATATATATTAAGACCGCTTGGCGACTTACCTATTAAATTTATATTTTTCTTCAATCTTCTATCAGAAGAAGTTATTTTTTGTGCTACAGCCCCGCCAATAGGACCACCTAATACCGTTGCTGCAGCTCCAACTATAGAACTAAACATACTGGCCCCTTGTGCTGCTTGCGAGCCATACATATTTGCTTGCATACCCATAGAAGACATTTGATTAGCCATAGCTTGTTGTTCAGCTTGATTCGCGCCTGCTAGTAATCCGTAGTCAATACCTAATAATGTAGATTCTCTACCAAATTCAGCTTGTTGAACGGCTGCGGCGCCTTGCTGCCTTAATACATCTGCTTTAAAACCACCTTGAGCAACTAATTGTTCTCTTGATATACCTAAGGCTCTAGCTCTTTCAGCTCCAGCTGTTTCCATTTGTTGTACTTGTTGAGCACCTCTAGCAGCCAATCTTTGATTCATTGTTTCTTGCTGAGCTATGTTAGCAGATATTTGTTGTGCTTGTGCTGAGCCTTGATTTGCTAAAGCTTGAGCTAAACCAGCAATACCAGAACTACCAGCAGCGCCTTGTAAATTAGAAAGTATATTTGCTCTTTGTTGTGCGCCTTGTTCTGCTTGAAACTCAGCAGCCCTCATGTTTACCGTTAAATCTTCATATGGGTTTTCCATACCTTCGTAAAGGTTTTCAAACTCTGTTTTTAAATCAGCATATGGATTTTTTATATCAGCAAAAGGATTTTCAAATTGAAAATCTCTAAAATTTTGTTTTTGTTTATCTAATATAGCTTGTTGCTCTTCTTGGTTTTCTTGAAAATATTCAAACTGCTCTTGAGCCATAGTGTTCATTTCACGCATAGTAGCAGCCTGTCTTCTTCTTGCTTTTTTACCCATAATTATCTTTTTGTAATATTATTTTTTAAATACTTAAAACCTTCGTGCTCTACTGGTATCATAATCCAATTTAAATCATCGTGTAACTTTGACATGTGTTTATCACCACACACTGTAAACAACTGCATAATACCGTATTTTTCAGCTTCTTTTTCTACGTTTTGTATTAGTGTTTTTATTAGATTTTTTCTATCTTTTTCTTTATACTTTGGATTAGACACTAAATAAGTAGCCCAACCAACTGTTTGTGGTTCCATTATAAATAAAAAATAACAAGCAACAACTATATTATTTTTTTCTATAACAAAACATCTTTCATCTTTTGGTAAAAACGCTCTAGGCACTGGACCCTGCCCGTTTCTCCACCACCATTCCCACCATTTACAACAAATTTCATAATCACCTTCTTTGAAAGATCTAAATTTTATACTATCATTCATTTAATTTAATTTAAGTGTACTTATATAGTCACACTTTTTGTGCTTTATTTACTACTAGGAGCTACCTCTGAGCTTACAGCAAATAACTCCGCATGTTCTAACGAATTGTTTTTTAATTCTACTTTAGCATAATAACCTAATAAACTAGTATTGTTTACCGTTTGATTTTTAGAAAACATTATAAAATCAGCAGAAGCAGGTACTGACATTTCACTATCTATTGTAATTGAATTAGATGTCATACTGGTTATTACACCTATTTGTTGAGGATTAGAAGCATAATTTTGACTCCCAACTTGACTCACCGCGGTGTGCCACGCTGTATCTCCAACTTGTAAAGAGGTGTTTAATATATTACTAAATTCTATTGTTATTGCCATATTTTTATTTTAAGATGCAGCGCCTACTGCTAATATATTATCTAAGTTTAAATATATAGTAGTATTAACCTTTGGTTGTTTTGTTACTTTAATTACTCCATTTATCTCTATTTTTTTAGAGCTACCGGTAAATTTTAACGTTGTACCTGTTGTAACGCCTGTTTGGTCTAGAGTCATAACTATACTACCAGCACTAGAACTAGCACTTACACTAGCAACCGTGTTTGTTGTCAGGTTGTTAACATTTAAACCTGTTACAGTAACGTGATTACCCCCAGCTATACCATAAGTACCATTTAAATCAACCGTGGTACCACTAGAATTGGTTCTAACGGTTTTTGTTAATGGGACAGGTGTTAAACGACCGGGTTGCACAGCAACTGAAGTGTCTAAACCTTCAATATTCGAAATAGTACTTGTTCCATATGCTTTAAAAGTCAACGTTACACCATCCGCTATCGTTTGAACGCTACCTAATGAAATCTGTTTTTCAGAACTAGAAATAGATAGTATTTCAGGCGTACCACTCACGCCACTTCCACCTACTAAAACCATACCTGGAGCTAAATTTGTAACATCATTAAGTCGAATTTTTGATACTCCTGCAAAAGCCCCTACTGTTACCGCTGTAGTCTCAAAATACCATTCATTAATCGGTACTTTACCCGCCTCCCCGGTAAATGACTCTGTAAGATCTCTTAATCCAAAACCATAAGTATCGCTATCAGCATTTTCAATTTCCCAATTAAATTCAATATTTCTTACTTCTGTATTTGTTATAGAAGATGTAATTGTTGTTGTAGGAAAAGTTTTATAATGATCACTATTAGCTGTAGCTGGAGAAAGTATTAAATTAGAAGTAGTTACTTGTGTTAATTTTTTAGTAAGTATTTTTTTACCAGCAGCACCTGTTGATGGAGAAAAAATAGTATTTGATTTTTCTAAAGAAAAAATAGTTATAAAATAATCACCCGTATTACCAGCTGGAAAAGAAATACTATTGTTATATATTTTACCAATCATTTTAACTTCTAAAGTATGTGAAGTTGTAAAATCACTCGTAAAACTATTTGTTTTCCAATTATAAAACTTATCTAAAACACTAGATGATGAAGATTTTTGAATAACGTTGATATTAAAACCAGCTCCTTTATCTGCTCTTATAGTAAAACTTCTATTTGCAGCTCCAGCTCCTAAGTCTGATAAATCCATTTCAAAAGAGTTTATCCTAAGCTCAACTTGTTTGGTTTGAACACCTAAATTATCGCTCTCTGAAGTTGTATTGTGATATTGATTATGTGCCATAATTTATTTTTAATTAATAACCTCCATTTCCACCGCCATTTCCACCGCCATTTCCACCGCCATTTCCACCTCCATTTCCACCACCATTTCCGTTACCATTTCCACCACCATTTCCACCGCCACCACCGCTAGTAGTAGAGCTTCCACTACTCGCCGTAACATTTATGGCTACTCCTAATCCTTGGAAGCTAAACTGCCCCGTGTCAATTATAGTATTGTCTCCTTTTATATAATTAAACCATTTGCCTTCTTTCTCTACAAACTCTTTAACACTACCAGACTGCTTGTCTGTTTCTATAGAATTAACATACCAACCTAGTTTTGCATATGGATTAGGGTCAAATGTAGGGTATGGAAACCTAAGAGCTGCCTCAGCTGATACCGTAGTATTATATGTTTCAATAGTACCCTCTACATGATTATTATCATACCTATATATTTGTGACTGCGTGCCCTCGTAATTTAAAGTGTTAAATGTTTTTATTAAAGAAGGTTCTTGGTTCAAAATCATAGTAACAGATGATTCTATTATTTCTTCGTGAGCTTCATTATAAAATTGATTTCTAGTTTCATTAGCATGGTGTTGAAATAAATGACCACCATTCATGGTATAATACTGTTTTGCTAAACTAACTCCATTTTCAGGTGTAAAAGATTTAAAACTTACCCAACCTTTTGTTTTTTCACTAAAAGAAAGTGTTTGAGGTGAAAACTCTATAACTCTTTGCATTGAAAAATTATCTAAAGTTCCGGTGACACTACCCTCACCATCTATAATCTCAATAACAAAAGTATTTTTAAGTGGATTAGAAACATTACCACTACTAGATATCTCTTCTCCAATTGTGTGAATACTATCATAATAACCACTATTTGTATTATCTATTATAGGTGTTACAAATCCATCTCCATTACTATTAAAATAATAAGCTCTTATTTTTCCATCTGCTATATCAGCGTTAAATCTAATTCTATACTTACTATCTAATGCAACGTGCTTATTTATAACTTGCCTTATATCAGTATAATCAGGCGCAGAGTTTAAAACTATTTCTTCATTTTCAAAATATATATAATCATCATCTGTTAGGTCAAACCCTGTGAATTCCCAAAAATCTACAGAACCACCAATTATAATATTTGAAGTATCAACTAACCTTATTTGAGAAATGTCACATGTTAAAGGTACAACTGTGAAAGTAGGATGATAATTTTTATTATGTATACGTAAACTATTTTGATAATCTACGTCTGGATGTTGTTCTATTACCGGATCTGTATTTGGAGTGTAAAAATTGTTATTACGCTCAATTGATGTTATTAATGGAGCACCTTCTGTAAGATTAAACCTAACCTTATACTCTCCATCTTCATCAAAATACATTTTTAAATTATACCCTTCTGCATTTTGAGTACCCTGACTATCAGGCATAAATAATTTACTTCTTAATTGAAAATAAACAATATCACCATTGTGGTTTTCTATTTTAACATTAAACTCATAATTATCTTGCGCTGGTAATAAGTCAAAAGGCGCAGAGTGATCATTAGTAAAACTTTGATGTAAAACTTGTCCTGGAGCCGTAGTATCTCTAAACTTAAATTTACCGTTTTCTACATACATTCTTTTTCTATGTATGCTATTAACTACTAGAGCACCGTCTCCACCTCCATACTCAGGGTGGTTCCAACTAGTAGTTGGCGTTGCGGTTTGCCATTGATTTGTTTGCATGTTACCATTCACATCATCCCAATCCCAATTAGTAGGTACACCACCTGTTTGTACTTGAGAAATATCTCTAACGTTAATTAATTTTACAAGACCTTCAAAGTTAAAAAATTGCATTAAGAATCTATTGCTAGAATTATATCCATTATAACTATTCGCGTTTACTTTAACAACAGCTCTAAAAAGTTGATATCCAGATGGTACAGCACCGAGATAACCATTACTTTGTATTCCTAGTAAGTCACCTCCGTGCATATTGTTATATAATGGAAAATCAGCTGGCCTAAGTAGTATTAGCCCCCTATCAGTACCAACAGTTGGATTTCCAGTGCTATACTGATTTGCCGTGCCAAAAGTACCATAAGGAAGATTACTAGCAAAAAAGTCTGCTCCCCAATAAGTACCAGTGTTAGTATCTGTACTCGTAACAGCTGGGTCAATTAAACCTCTAACTAAAATACCAGTGCTGATTGCACTCGGAACTGCAGGTGCACCTGAAATAGGTTTAGCTATAACATCTATCATTAACCACTTATCAGTTGTTTGCATAGGGTCCATATTTGAATTCGAACTAAAATTAGCATCAACCCAAACACCACCAGCAAACCCACTCACAGTACCAGCGCTAGTAGTGTTAATATAAACATCTCCAGTGCTACCGTGGCCAATAACCACGTGCTCATTTTCAATAGTAACTCCAGAAGGATTAGTGTAAGCAGTAACCATGCCACTACCAGTACCCCCGTGGTTTGTTATATCATAATCACCGTATGCGGTAGACCCGACTGTTAAACCGCTTGTTCCATCAATACTAGTATCTTGCGCTACTGGCGTATACCAAGTATATGTTTGTCCAGAAAACGGTACATTTATATTGTTTGAAACACTAGTAGCACTATTAGTAGGTCCAGCTGGATTGTCTGGACCGTGCGCTGTAACGCTCTGGTTACATAGAAATTTATCAGAACTATACTTAACATCAACGCCCGTGTAAGTCCAATTATCATATTTTAACGTGTTTTTAACTTCAGCCCAAGCCGGTACATCACTTTGTGGTATTGCTAGTTGTTCATCTCCAGCAGGAACATCAGGTTGAAAATGCGAAGTTAAACTATACACTTTTTCCACTTTAAAATAATCAAGATTAAAACCACCTTCATCAGCATTAGACCAAGATTTATTTTGAACTTTTAATTTTAAGTTCTCAAATAGTAAACTAGCTTGTCCTGTTAAATCTCCTCCACCATCCGTATTAAGACCATCAGTTATATCTCCTGTATTAACGCCATCAGCTAAAAATTTCCAGTAAAAAGTAAATGTAGCTCGAGTTGTTTCAGTGCTTCCATTACCAGGCCCACCAGCATTTACTAATCTCCATCCATAATATGGACCAGCAGAAGTTGTTCTTGTTCGAGGAAGCTTTACAAATGAACTAGCTTGAAAACCACGATGTCCTGAAACAGCCCCATGATTAGAAAAAGTACCAGGAAAAGCGCTACTACCATAGTGGTTAGAAGATCCATTTGTGTTATTACTTTGACTAGCCCACTCATGACCTTCTGGGTTGTTAGCATATTCAGTAAAACCAGCGTTGTTACTAAAACCCATGGTGTTACCATTGCTGTTTTGCCAACCGCTTCCAAAATAACCATCAGCTATAGCAGAAGAAGGGTTACCAAAAGCAGCAAACTTATACGGTCGCACGGAAGATGAATTAATAGAAACCTCTGGATAAACATTACAACTAAGTCCCTGTGGTAGATTGCAGACTAGCGTAACTTTTATTTCTTCTCCAGCAAATATACTTAAATTAGTAGCCATGCTCCAATCTTGAATGTTATTTACGTTTGTTTGTGAAGTAGAATTTGAATAAAGATCATTCGGTGTATTTTTAGTGGCTTCCCAATATAAGTTTCCAGGACCCCAAGCTAAAATATCTGCGGGCACTTGATCTGTAGGAAAAGATCCTGTTTCGTGTTTTTCAGGAATAATTAATCTACCCCTACTCAAATTATGTTTTACACCAATAAACATTTCGTAAAACTGCGCGACCTCATTAGTTACTTGAGTTGCTAGCGAGTCGGAGTTATTACCGTCGCTACCAACACCTAAACCCGCAAAACCATACTCATCACTTCCGCTTGCATACTGTGATAAATAACGTTTATAAGTTGAGCCAACACCTGTTGTGGTGTATCCAGCTGATCCATAAGGAGCTAAACTAAGAGTACTATGAGGTCCATTAGTTAAACTCCACATTTGATTAGTTGATTGTGGAGGCGTACTCGCGGTAGTATTCCAAAATTCACCTACTGATCTTGATAAAATCCATCCTCCTTGATCGGTTAGTGTACCAGGATTTATATCTCTAAAAGGACCACCTTCATATCCATAAGGATCTGGATTACCACTACTATCGCGCCATACGTTTGATAAAATAGTATGATCTACTCCAGTTCGTTGAGATGGAAACGTCAACTCAATTAAAGTTTTTGGTGTTTTTGTAAAATAACCACTTGCACTACCAGCAGTATTAAGATAATTGTTTGGTATTGTAGGCATAGCAGCATAACCATCAACAGCTGGTTGAAAGAACCCTTCGGGAATAGCAGTATGATTTATAACTTCTGTTTGCTGTGCAAAGTGACGCTGGTTGTAACTCATCATATTATCAACTGAGTCATCTGTGTTTAAATCTGGAGTAACTAAAGGTGTGTAGTTATTTGGATTAGCATTATCTATTAAATTTACAGGGGCTGTAGTTAAGTTTATTAAATCTTCGCCCTCACTTATATTTGAGTTTCTTAATAAGTTTTCGCTAAAATCTGATTTTAATGTTAAGTTGTATTCTTTCTTATACTCATCGTATGTACCTATAAGCTCGTTAGGCGTTACTAGATTGTCTCTAAACCAATCAGTCATACCTATATCTGATATTGGTGTTAAGCCATCCATAGAAAGCCTTAAAACAGCTCCTCTTTGTTTATCTGTAAAGTAAGCTCTATATGATTCTGAAGCAAATGACTCTGGATTTTGCGATATACCAAAGTCACCAACAAAAGGAGTTGCGGTACCTAAAACTTTATTTGATGCAACTAACTGTGGATTACCATCAGCGTTAAATAGAGTGTCTTTACCAGCTACTATATCTACTATTCTATCTTCACAAAAAGCAACCAAACCAACTCTCCTTTGATATAGTTTTTGAATACTACCATATGTAGGATTTAAATCTTTAGTTATTTTTTCAGCTGTAATAAATTGATTTAAATTATTTATACCGTTATTAGAATTATATAAACCAGAGTAAATTAAACCACTAGTTCTTTTTTCTTCCGTATAATCTGTATCTATAGTTGAAGATACAACAGGTCCATTTGTAATTTGCATTTCATTGAAACCATCTTGTATTCTATTAGATTCTAAACCATTTCCAAAAGAAAAACAATTATACCAGCTTAAACCTGTTTCTAAATCGCTACCAACATCCGAGCTTATAGTGAATATAGTTCTTGTACCACCAGTATAACTACCTCCAGAATCTTGTAGCCCAAGAGTATTACCAGGATCTGAAGGTTGAGCAGCTAGCCTTCCAACAGTGTAACTACCATCTTTTCTTATAAACTTAAATTTATAATTAGAATAATCAACTTCTTCTGTAGGTGTAACCCCAAACACTCCATATTTAAAACCAGGTATTATTTCAAATGTAGTATCGTCTATCCATCTTTTTAACACGCTTCTAGATGATTGATTAACCTGATAAAAAGGATCACCCATATTTTCTTTTCCTAGATTTTCTACATAACATCCTACAGGTGCAAACATTTCGTTTGTTTTAACCGTTATTTTTGTTGGTATTGGATCGCTAGCCTCGTGATATATCTCTATATCAGCAGATTTTTTTGCTTCTGTTTCCCAGATAATAGGTTTTTCAGCGTCTAATTCTATAAAACTACTAGCTTGGGCTAAAAATTGAATAGCAGTACCAGTGTCAAGATCCATGCTCGTACCGTCCATTGGATTAAAAGTATTGTTGTCTCTTGGGTTTTTATCTAACTCTATAATATAACACAATCTTCTATTGTTTTTCTTACCAAAACGAACAATAGAATCTTTAAAACTATATAACTTTGTAGCGTTTCCATTAGTACCGTTAGCATCTAAAGTATCAGCCCAAACATTTCCTTTATTCCAAACACTTGGGTTTGCTATGGTATCCATATTACCATTAGTACCATTCCACATAGCCCTATACTTCCAAGGCGTATGGTTATATAATTTTTTTATAGATACTTTTTTTATAGTATATATAGTGTTACTAGTATCAAGTCCAAACTTAAATTTACTACCTGGCCTTATATTGTCTATAAACTCTCTTATTTTACCTCCCGGATCACTTGGCCAACATGGATTCCATTGGTTTTCATGTCTCGCTCTATATTTTTCGTCATAACCAAAAGAATTTGGTACTCCTGGTCCTGGTGGTTCACTACCATCGTCATTTTCATCTATAGGATATTTACCCTCCATAGGTATAACTCTATGATGATGGCTAAACACATCACCATCATTACTACCTATTAATCCACCTCCCCAAACACCTTGTAAACCTTTAGCAACTGAATTAGGACCATATATAGAATCACCCATTCCACTCATATCAGTAACTAAATCTTCACCTGGCGCTAAAAAGGATAAGTGCATATAAAACTTACCAGTTTCTTTACCATAAGTATAATCTAAATTGTTTTCAGAGCCAGCCATACCCGCTCCTGGCATAAGTTCACTTTTCCATCTTCTTATACCAGATCCGTAACCTAGATTATCAAGTGAATCTAAATCATAGTTACCAACGTGCATATCTTGTGTCTCTATTATTCCTTCTAAACCATTAATATCTTGAGTTCTAAGAGTAGCGTCAGCAGCTTGTTTCCAAGGACGAGTCCAATTAAAAAACTTCCAACCAAAACCAGTGCTTTGCTCCCAATCGGGATTACCAACGTAATAATCTATATTTGCAATATCATTTTCACCAACAGCGCTACCCGCGTCTACATTAAATAAATTATCTAAACTTCTACCAACCCAAACCGCTTGTTTTTGATGTGTTTCTAGATTACCCGTCCAAATTTGCCCTGAGTTTTTAGCATAATTATTATCGGATATCTGCCCCGCTATCATAAACATGTTATCGATAAAAAATACATCAGGAGATCCATCTCCCATGTTATCTATTATACTTTGCCAATTAGCTTGAGCGGCGGTTACTTTTTCACCATGAAGTTCTTCAGGAGAATCACCAGAACCTACAGGCGCTGCATAATTATAAGCGTTTATAATACCATCATCTGCATGTTTATCGACATTATTTATAGCGTCTGCTGACCAAAAAGTCGTTCTTCTTGAAGTCCAAACAAATTTATTTAACAAAGAAGTATCATCTAATATATCGCCATAAACAACTGGTTCACTTATAACTTTAACAAAAAACTTACCAGAAAACAACTCTAAGTTTCTTTCTTTTCTTTTTTCAAATCTTATACCACAATCTGGCCAAGCATTTGTTGATCCAGATCCTTGGTTACTAATTTTTGCATCTCTTTCACTAATAGGTTTGTCTAAGGTAAAAAGATAATCATTTGCATTTGTTAATATATCTATTATTTTGTATTTATTAGAGCTTAAACCAGCGTCAGTACCAGTAGCTCTAAACCAAGATAAGTATAAATTATCAATAAGATAATTTTTAACACCTTTATCTCCAATGTCATTAAATCCCCATCTTACAGCTGATTGACCATGAAATTCAGATTTATTTATTATTATCAAAGTATTATCTTCTTTCAACCGACCTTTAGGAGTGTTAAACAAATTGCTTAAATATGTAGTACCACCGTCAGACGTTTGGTCTAGCTCTGCTAATAAAGCGTATTCATATTTTACAAAATCAGGCGCTTCATTTTTTATATCAAGAATTTTAAATTTATTTTTGTCTTGCATCTGTGTTTCTCCAGATCCAATTTTCTTTTTTAGTATTAAATAATCATCCTCATCTATTTTATTTCTTTCTGAGGAAGGGAAAGAAAGCCAAAGATGACGCTTTGTTTCTATTGGAGTTATATCTGCAGGAACATAAACCTTATCCATTATTAAATTATAATATTCTCCAGAGGTTTCTTTTATAAAATATTTTATATATTCAGCAAAGTTTGGTGGATCTTTCTCTAGCTTTACTTCAATTTGATTCGCTTGAGTCGCTGTTAAAGTACCACGATTACTTCTCCATGGTATTGATACAGCACTTTTACTAGATGTAAACACCGGTGTTTCTCTTCCATATTTATCTCCAAAAACAACTCCTAGTTGATAATTTCTTTGAGATTTTATAGATGGTAAAGCACTGGAATCAAAATTAGAATTAGGTAGACTATACGTTGTTCTAGGTTTGTAATCCGCTAGTAAAGATGGTATCACAGTATCTAACTTATAACCTTGAACGTAATTACCATATACAATTCTATTACCTGTTATTTCCTGTGCTAATGCTTTTCTAGGAACAGCATCCCACGGTCTTAATAATTGATTTTCAGGAAGAGCGTTACTAATGTTTTCAGAGTTAACAATATATTTACCTCTAAATAAACCACCAAAAACACCTGGTTTACCACTACCAGTTAAACCACCAGGTAAAGGTGTATTTACATAACCAACATCATTTTGTTGTCCAGAACCAAACTCATACCACTCTTTATCTTCTCTCTTTAAACTAACTATAGAATATATAACTGGAGAGTCTTCTTTTTTATATAAAATATCTATTTGCTTTACGTTTTCATCAATATCAGGATTAATAAAATCTGTTAATTCAATTGAATCAATAACGTTAAGCATTGAAGTATTGTACGGTTCTTTTACATCGTACGAACTATCTAAACTAAAGTTTTCTTTATGCTCAGGATTAAATACTACGTCTGTAAAAGGAGCGAATGTTGAGTACTCATTGTCATTATATTTATATCTATATGAAAATCTAGGGAATATTTTTTCAAATAAAGGTTCTTTATTTTTATTTTGGGTGGTATTTATTTTTATATTTAACTTTGTGCTTGGGGATTTTCTTATAACAGTAATATTTTCCTCTTTAATATCTCTTGTTATATTATCTCCAAAAACTATATCACCAACTTTAAATTGTCTGTTTCTCGCAAACCAATTTGCTGGTTGATCATAAGCGGTTCTTCTAGCATGCATACCGTTTCCACCACCAGTATTCCAAACCTTAACATAGATTAAACCTAAAAACTCACCATCTCTATATTGACGAATAGGATGTATATTTCCTTCTTCAGTTAATTCCGACGTACTTCCTGGAGTATTATGAACAACCTCGTGATCAAATAATTTATCAAATTGATCTTTTTCAAAATACATATACCTTCCTGATGTTACTTGTGAATCATCAAGAGTAGTAACCATATTTCCTAACTCATCTCCATTATCATCTTGAAATAAACCAACGGTGTTAATGGCTAAACCATCAAAACCACCAAAGTCATTAGATAATTGAGTATGTGTTTGTAAATCTACACTACCTTTTTTGCATTGATCTATATTTATTTTTCTAGGTTCATTTACACCATCAGTCCAGAATAATAAATTATCTATAATATTAATACCAGTAATAATTTTTTCAGGGAATTTTAATACCGCGTCCGCAGTATTTATTTTGGTGTCAACCAGAATCGGGACAGGTCCAAGTTCAGATGAATATTCTATTATAGCCTCAAAGTTTATGTGATCAGGTGAATATTCTCTTTTAACAAACCAATATATTTTATTATTTTTTTCATCAGCAACAGTACCAATACATTTACACTTATCGGGAACAATGTTTTCGACAGATAGATTACCTAATATATTTTGTACGGTACCAATGTCAGAACCTTCAGAAGTTCCAACCTGTATATTCATTGCATCTCTATATTCTCCTTTTGGAATAATTCTTTCGTCGAGGTCTTTGTTCATTCTACCTCTAACAAAAGTATTCTTAATCTCTGGCATATACTAGTGTTTTATTTGCTTAGATTTACCTCTAAGTATTTGAGTTAATTCTTCTAGCTTTAAATTTGATAATCTTATTTTTGCTTGCCTAATTGCTGCAAACTTTTCTTTTTTAAGTCTAGGAACTATTTGTTGTGTCATCATTTGTCCAGCTGCAATAGCATGTAATATGTATCTATACATAGCTTCTTCTGCAAATTTATGTACTTTCATTTCTTCATCTGTACCAAGACTATCGCTTATATAATCTAAGATTACAGTTTTTCCTGAAATATTAGATGAAAAATGTATGTTTCCTAGTATTTCGTCTACATAAAAAGACCCGTTAACCTGTGCATGTGAAGGCTCTAGGCCATATCTTTCTCCTTCATTAGGCCAATATACATTATCTTCATAATCATCATTATTATTTTCAGATGGAGTTAATGACTTGTAATTATTCCAAGTAGATGATTTATTTGAATTCCTTGCTCTTGATAAAGATGTACTAGCATAAGAATTAGTTATACTCAAGTTATCTAAACTATTTATATTACCCGTACCAGTTATAGTACCTACTGTAGAAGCTGTAAGTGAAGATGGTTTTAAAACAAAATTATTTTCTAAACCAGTTGTAGCTTCAACAAAAGATAACGCAACAATGTATATAGTATCGTAATCTGCAATATTTAAATTTTCAATTGTTTTAGTACTAGTGTCATTTCCAGTCCACTCTAAATAACCTATATCAAAAAAATCAGATGTAAAAAATGGTGACTGCTCATAAGTTTCACCTGGATTGTATGCGTGATTTGCAGGATAAGTGTAAGTAGGGTGATTATTTAAATTAGTAATTAAAGCAGGGTTTTGTGTTGTTAAACCAAATCTAATAGTACCAGTCGCTGTACCAGTGTTAGTATTTGCAGATGTATTAGCATAAGTTATATCACTAGTTACACCATCTGCCGAAACATCAACAACGTTTAACCCCGTAGTATCTAGCTGTTGGTATAAAACACCAGTTTTACCCCAATTATTTCCTCCAAACCCATTGTGAGTAGAGTAAGACCACATTACTTTTCCATCTAAAATACCAACACCACTTCCAAAGTTAGAACCAAATAATTTGTCTGACATTCTATTCCAATTTTCAGCCTCGCTACCTCCAAAACCCCCTTGATCATTGCCAACATTACTAAAATCATTGTTAACAATAGCTTCATTACCAGATAAAAACTGGTAAGAGCGATTTCCACCGGAGTTTTGTCTTATTTCAAATGGATTACTAGTATGTTTTGTTGGGTATAAAGGATGTTTAATACCAGAATTATCAACGCTTGATAACTTAGTATAATTTACATAATCATGCGGCAATGGCATAATCAATGTTGGTGCTACTTCTATTTGTTGTGCTTTTACAGATTTAAATGTATCAAAAGATAATTCAGCTAAAGCTCGTTGAGCGTGAAAACCTACATCTATTTGACTACATTTTTTTATTATTTTTTGATCACCAACGTATACAATCATAAATTGATTTATTATATCTTTTAATGATACAAATTGATAGTTTCCAAAATCATTACCTTGGTAATATTCTTGATGTGTTTGTCCGTCTAGTAATCCCATTTATTATGATTTTTCTTGTTGTATTTTTTTAACTTCTTCTTGTCCAGCCGCTTGAACTATATTGTAATCTTTTATACCAACACCTGCAAGTTGTAATATTTTAACAACTAAATTTTTTTGTTCAGAATCATGTAACTCAAAATGCGAAGCTTGCGTAGAGTTAAACAATGCTTTTTCGTTTACTACAATATAAGACCAATTAACTTTTGATGGTATTCTTATATATCTAAAAAAACAAATTAAAGAACTGTGTTGCGGAACTATATGTATTTCGTTATCTGCTATGTAATACACAGGCCTATCTATTTTTCCTTTTGTTAAAGGACCTTGGTGAATTCTATGAAAATCTTCGTAATTTACTTTTTGAGCTTCTCCAGCGTGAATTCCATTGTGGTGCATATTCACTGATGTTACTTTATAGCAGTCATCTGGTAAAGTTGGATTATTTGTAGATGTAAATTGCTCTGGTCCTGTTTTAAATATAGATAATTTATCATTTATCAAATCAGCAGTGTCACCGTAATTGTCATCAACAACAGGTAGTCTTTTAAATTGATTTAAATCAAAAAAATATTGATTAAAAATATCCATTTGAGCTTGGTTAGCATATAGATTAAACTCTTGAGGTGTTATGTAACCTCTTTGTTCTTTGTTAGCTAGTGCTAAAACTTTTTGATATACTTCATCTATATTTACCATAATTTTTTTTTATTGTAGTTTACGATCGCCCCGTAGGGCGACCGCTCTACAGTTAGATTAATTTAATCTTTTTTCAATATTGGAGTAAATCTCCATGCCTTCATCAGTTTTAAACCAAGCAGCTAAGGCTGAATAAGGGTGTTCATCAAAAGGAACATTCATTAATTTTCTATCATTAGAACCCCATAAAAAAGTTCTTTGATCAGAAGATAATTTAATAATATTCATTTCTGTTGCTTTAATACCAAAGTTTCTAAGAACAACGTTTTCATCGTTTACTAATTCTAAGAATAATGCCGGATTTCTTTTAGCATATAATAGTAAATCTCTTTTAAGTTCCTTAGAACTCATCTCTGATACTTTAGAACCGATTTCTACACGCATAACAGCTTCTGCCATATCTATATCTAAACTTTGAGCCGCGTTTAACGCTTCTATTTCCATTTCTAATATGTCAATTTCATTTTCAGCTATAACTTTAGGTAGATGCTCTTTGTATAATTTATCTTTATGAGGGTGGTATAAAGATAAAAGTTTTTGCAAAACAGTTTTATTTCTTGGAACCATTAAAGATCCGGTTCTAAATATAATATGCTCTAATCTTTGCTCGCCTTTCATTTCGTCAACAAAACAAGTTCTTTGGTTAGAAGTATATTTTAATTCTCTTTCATAACCCTTTTCTTCATCAAAATAATAAATATTACTACCTCTCATTAAATAAGTTAACGGCGATTTGTTACCAGTTAAATAATACATCCTGTCTTTAATTTCCCAATTATCTTCTGGGTTTGTTGATTTTGTTTCAACTTTTTTAGGTTTTGGTGTTTCAACAACAGGTGTCTCAACAACAGGTACTTCTACCTTTTCTTTTGTTTCTTTTTTCTTTGCCATAATATAATATATAATAAAATTAATAAAAATAAAGTGACTGGGAAATTAATCCCAGTCTCTTTAAAATAATTGTGCTTAGTTCATTAACATGAAGTTGTTAGCACCTTGAGTAACTAAACATCTTTCAGATAAATAGTGTACTTGCATCGAGTCAACACCTGAAGTTAAAGCCCCAACAGAACCAGTAACCCAAGTTTTTAACTTTCTAGATTCAGTTTCAGAAGCTCTATATCTAACGTGTAAGAAAGGACGTTTCATATTCTTTCCTAATTGCTCGTCATATACAGAAGATACACCAGCTGGAATAACAACACCTCTAATTGCGTTAACAGTATCATTTAAACCACCTCTTGTACCTTTATCATTTAAGTATTTGAAATCAGATTTATAAAAATCATAAGATCCACGTCTGAAACCAGAAAAACCTAAATTTAAAGCCATATCTTCAGAGTTGTTAAACACTCCATAAGAAGTACCACCAGCTCCGTAAGAATTCATTGAAGCTAGCATATCGTCTATAGCTAAGCTAGTAGTACGATCTACAAACATCATGTTTTCTTCAATAGCTCCATTTTCATCAAATACAGCTAAGATAGCGTCAAATTCAGCTAAATCAGTAGCGGCATTAACACCAGTAATACCAGTAGTTGAGTGACCCCTAGATGTAATAGCTTGGAATAAACCTTGCGTACCATCTTGAAGAGCACCACCATCAGTACCACCAATAGCACCAGCATCAGCGTGTGCAGTTTCAGCTTCTAACATAGTCATTTCTAAGTAATCAGCAAATCTAGCTCTAGTATCACCTTCAGCTTTTAAATACCATAAGTAACCATTTTGACCTTCTTCACCAGAAACTTCAACCCATCCAATTGCAGTTGCATCAGATCCAGAAACTTCGTAGTAATCTCTCATAATTAAATGCTTATTAGAGTGAGATTTGAATTTTGGAGCATTTGCAGCTGTTCTTGCAGAAGATCCTTTTTCAAACTCAGAACCAATAACTAATACTCTATGTAATTCAGAGGTAGTAGCTGTAGAGTTTAAAGCGTCAGCAGAAGTCATATGGTCATCAGCGTAAGCTAATACTGTAAATTCAGCTGCGTTATCACCATCTTCATCAACAGCAGAAATATAACCTTTAGCTGTAGCGCTAGCGCTAGTCATAATAACTATATCACCAACTCTAAGACCATGGTTTGTACCGACAGCATTTCCGTCCATATCGTTTTCTACTTCATAAGTATTATTAGAATCTTTATACTTACATGTATACGCTAGATGTAATCTACCTTGCTCAGACCAAATAACTCTGTCTGATGAAGAAGCTTCTTCAGCTCCTACTTGAGCTAAAAATCCTGCGATTGTTCTTTTACCGTAAACCTCTGCTTCTTTTTCCATAAGGTCTGGTAAGTATTGTTGAGCCCATCCTTCAGTAGCTGCAGACGTAAAATCTACATAGTTGGATGCCAACGTTTGTTTTCTTGGAGCAGCATCTATACCACTCGCACTTGTAATTGCCATTTTGTAATTTTTTTAAATTTATGATTTGTTTTTATTTTTAAACTTAAAACCAGCAGCATTATCACCTAGCACTTTGAACTTTAAGCCACCTGCTTCAATTTGCCCATGACTTTGTCTTGGGTTCATATTCACATTTTTGGCTTTAGCAACGCTATCTTTCATAGCATCAGCTTTTCCTTGTTCGTAAAAGTGTTTTGCAACAGCATCCGCATTCATTGCTGTATATAGAGATTTATGATAACCCTTAGCGTCTTTTAAAGCAGAATTCTTATCCAAAAACTTTTTGGTAAAATTGCTTATGTCGCTCTGAGTGTTTTTAACCTCTTCAGCATTGTTTACATTAAACCTGTACTTTTTATCACCGACGTTATATTCAAAACCTTTGAACTTGTCGTTGAAAACATTGTTTGTTTTCTGTGTAAAAATATCAGAGTTCTTTTTAACTGTTTTTTGAGTTGCTTCTGACTCCTTGTTATATCTATTAAAGAAATCAACTGCCTTCTGTTGCTCACTCGTGAGTTTTGAACCAGCTTTGATGTCTTCATAGTACTTGGACTTTTGCCCGTCCAAATGGGCTCTAGCGTTGGCAACTTGCTCTTTTAACGCTAATTTTTTTCTTCGTATATCTCTATCTTCATCTTCTTCTTCGTTATAAGAGAACGAATCTTCCATAAGGAAGTTAATTTCTTCGTTGTTTAAATGAGGTTTTGTTTGCTTGTAATACTCGTATAATAAACTTTGATCATCTAGTTTTGAGTAATCTTGATTAAGCTTTACGTAATCACTTAAATCTCCACCAGTTTCTTCCATAAAGTCCATTAACTTTTGAATATTTTCTGGTAGTGGCTTGCCGGTAGCTTCTGCTTCAGCTATAGCTTCTTCAACTTTTTCTTCTACTTCCGCTACTTCTTCTTCAGTAGAATCTTCAGTAATTTCTTCTAATACTGGAGTTTCTTGTGTTTTTGCTTCCGGTTGTACTTCTTCTTGTTTTTCTGTGGGCTCGGTATTTTCAGACTCTGCAACCACTCCGCTATCGTCAGCGTTACCTTCTTTAGTTTCATTTTCTTCTTCTTTTGGTGTTGGTGGTTTATTTAAATCTACTTTTATAACACTATCGTCACCTGCAGATTCAAACTTTGTTTCTTCAACTTGTTCAGTTGTTTCTTGTGTAGTCTCCTCGACTACTTGTTCATTTTTTTCTTCCATAATATAATATAATAATAATTAATAAATTTTAACTAGGGTCAAACGATCCTAAATCAAACCCGCCACCTAGTATATCATTACCTGCGGACTCAAAGTTTTTAGGTGGTTTTCCACTATTTCTTTGCTCAATCATTTCTGATTGTTGTGTAGCTTGTATTTTTGTTCTTTCGTCTTTTCTATCTTCTTTTTCTTTTTCTCTACTTTTCATACCTTCAACTTCAACTCCTTTAAGTTGCATGTTGTACTGAAACTCTAAGGCCATTAGTTGTTTTTTAAGCTCTGCTTCTGCTTGCATTTTTTGAACATCAATCTGAGACTTCATTTGTTCTAGTTGAGCTTGACTTTGCGTAATAGCTTGATTTTTTTGCATTTCAATTTGAGCAGCAGCTTGAGCAGCTTGAGTGTTAGATTGTGTTTGCGCTTGAATATTTTCCATTTGCAACTGTCTATCTCTTTCTTGTTTTTTCTTTCTACGTAGCTTAAGTAATTGGTTTGCTAGTTTAATATTTTTTATTTCTCTAAGATCAATAGCATCTTCAAGCTCTATACTTTGTTGTTGTAAAGCCATTTGAATATTATTTTCAAGTCTAGCTTTTTCTTCTTCATCTGGTTGAAGTTCTATAAATATACCAAAGTCATATAAATGAAGCTCAGACATTTCTTCTAAAGTAGCAACATTATGAGCGCCAATAGCTTGAATAAACGCATCGGCAGTTGGAGAATATTCTAGTATATCAGATATTCTTAATGACAAACACTCTGCTGTTTCAGCTGTTATAAATAATCCAGCTTGTAGTATATGTCTAGTTGCCGTGTTACTATTAGCCGCTGCTAATTTTTGCACACCAACTAACGCATTTTTATCTGGCATACTACCATCTCTAGCCTCGTTTAATCCAGTTACATCTCTTATCATTTGTAGATAATAATTATAATTACCTATAAGAGCTTGCATTTTATTACCACCACTACCAGATGTTATTTCTTGAATAGGTACTTTACCAGGGTTCATATCACCTTCAGAAGTGAAACTTCGTCCTATAACAGAACCTGTTTGGAAGAACATATTTAAAGCTTCTTGTGGATTATAATTAGTTCCGTTACCTAAATCAACTTCAGCTAAACCATCAGCATCTAAATAAACTCCATCTGGAACCATACGTGATAAAACTTGTTGTAGTTTTAAATGTGTAAGTTGAATCATATCAGCAAAACCAGTTATACGTTTTACTAAACTTTCTATTTTACCATTGTACATGCGCGGAGCACATATTGCGTAGTTCATTTTAACTTTTGTAAAATCACTTTTAGGACGCATCATATTTTTAGACATTTCCCATTTTAATAATTTATCAGTGCCTAGTATTACAGCGCCTTCGTACAAGCACTCTATTGATCTCAAAAGTCTTGAGTAGCCACCTTCCATATTTGTTGGAGGATTAAAGTTATCATCTTTAGGTATTACCTTTTCAGCTCCAGTTCCAGTTTCTTTAACTTTATAAACTTCGTTCATATAAGTTTTATAATTAAAATATAAAACTTGTATTTTGTTGTTATCTTCTTTATCAGAGTTATATGTACTTTTATTGCTATTTCTATTATATGATTTGTTTTTCATTATATTATCCAAATCATCTTCTGTAAGATGTGGAAATTGTTTAGCTAATTCGTTTACAGGTATATTTTTTACTTCACCAACGTAGTATATGTCTTCAAAGTAAGGTGAGTCAGTGTAAGAGTAAACAAGATTTGCTGGATCAACATAATCTATAGTAACACCTTCAGAAGTATTGAAACTAGTTTTAGCAGCACCAATACCTAAAACAGTAAGGTCGTAATAAAATCTTTTTTTAGTTAACTCGTATTTATTACCTTCAAATAAAACGTTTAACGCTTGTTCTTCTGCTAGCTCTACTGCTTGCTTATAGTTAAGCTGCATGTGAATACCTAATTCTTCTTCTGAACCTGGTAATTCTGGAACATCGCTTTCTCTCATGTTAATACCAAACCTAGAATCAACTTCATTGTTAAATTCTTGCATTTGCATGTCACTAAGTATTTTTTCCATATACTGAGTTCTTTTTTCAACACCGTTAGGTGACTGAGAAAAAGCTTTTACATCATAAGTTCTTTCAGCTATACCATTAACAACTATGTCTACAAACTTAGGTATAATTGGAACAGGCGTCCAGTCTAAATTTAAATAGGACAAATCACCGTTTATAGATAACTCATCCTTGTATTTTTGTATTGATTGCTCGCCTCTAGCATATAATCTTAGTCTATGAAAATTATTGTGATTATTTCTATATCTATTATTACTTCTATCATCGTTAAACCACTCGTGCTCTATAGCTTTAGCTACTTTTAAACCATAGTCATAACTAAGCTTTTCAGCGTCGCTTACGGTTTGACTAGGAAAGTAACTTTTACCAGAATATGCCATATTTATTTTATTATTTGTGAATTAAATCCAGTGTTGCTGTACTTGGAAATATTTATATTTAGTTTTGGTTTTTCAACTTTTGCGTTTGGAGCATACAAATGTCTATTGTTAGCCATTATAGCTAAACCACTACTTATAGACGCATCAAACTTTGTTCTTTTATTTATATCAAACTTAGCCCAGTCGTTTAGTAGGGCATTAAAATATAAATTACCAAACGTTCCATCTTTTTTCATACCTACGTGATCTTGAATATACATCTCAATTGCAGCAGCATGAGCTTGTTTTATATCTTCACTTGAGTTTGGTATACCACCTACTTCTTTTTCTGCTACAGATAATTTATTCCATACTTTATCAGGCCTGTTCATACTAAAACCTCTGTAACCTCTACGTCTTAAATAATATAAAAGACGCGGTTTGTTATTTTCTGCAAGTATTGGCATGCCATAAAACACTAATGCCATTAAAACATCTTCAAAGAATATTTCAGCTGTAGGTGGTCTTGATAAGTATTCTAAAAAGAAGCTATTCGCAGGAGCGTCCTCCATACTAAACCTGGTTAAGCCGTGTAATGCTCCTTTAGATCCTACACCATCTACAGTCCCTGATATATCATAAGAGTCACAACCAAATGCTCCCATGTGTTCATTACCAGGGTATTTTATACCGTTTTTGAGTACCACTCTATTTTGTAATTGCTGAGGGGGAACCCAGCTAAGTTTAAATCTACCTTTTGGATCTGGGTAATATATCACTTGTGAATCTTTTACGCCGTTAACCCATTGAAAATTACCAGTTGTAACACCTAGCGTTCTAGACATTTCCTCGTTGTAATCAATTTGTTCGTATAATTTAACTAAGTTAAATATACTGTTTTTTGTTTCATCACGAAAAGCGTGCTCTGTTGTTCTTGGAAACTGACGGTAAAACTCATTTAAAGCGTCTTGATCGCTTTTTAAACCATCAGCTTCGTTTTGCCAACTATCTATTACGCCTACATCTATTAGTTCACCGTCTGGGGCAAACACATCTGTGTCAGGAGTAGTGAATACTGGAACTCCATACTCATCAATAAATCCTTCGTAGTTCCATTCCATTGGGATAAACAAAGAATATAAACCAGATTTTGTCTGGCCATTTCTATTTCGTTTAGTGACATCTGATGCGCTGTATAGTTTTTTAAAGTTTTCTCCACCTTTATCTAAAGAATTTGAAGTTGAGCCCATCATACATTTACCTATGATTCTACTACCTAATCGTAAACATGTTTTTGTAACTCTCCAGTTGTTTAAAATATTATCGGGTCTTTCCCATTTACCACTTTCATCATGTACAAGTAAAGCTAGCTTTTCACCATCATAGCTATTGTCACCTGTATTTTTCCAATCAATAGTTGTATCTAAACCTTGTATATCTTCTAGCTTTTCGTTGCTAGTTATTTTTTTACGAGTAAATTTACTAGCTGGCACTCTATACGCTAATTCTGATTTAGGTCTATCCATACCATCTTGAATAGGTTTAAAGAAAAAAGGATAATTTATACTAATTGGTACTACTTTGTCTGTAAACATTTTTTTAGCATCAGCACCTGTTTTAGAAAGTATTCCATATCTACTATCACTTGATATAGTAGCTAAATTAACTGTTTCAGCAGATGACATGAACGAAAACCCTGATCTTCTGTTCTTTAAGTAACACATACCGTAACATCTTTTATCTGCTTTACAAGCTTCCCAAAATATATAGAACAGCCTATTTGCTTCTCTAAAGTCTGGAGCACCAACATCTATTTTACTCCATTGTAAATACATATAATGCGTACCTGTTATATAAGTTGGTTTATTATTATTCATAAACCAAAAACCCTCGTCTCTTCTTTTAAACTCTTCGTCTATATAATCAAACCATTGCTCTTTTTGATCTTCAGGGTAACTACGCCAATCAAATATGTTTTTTAATTTACTTAATTCTTTTGGATATTCTATTTTTTGCCACTTGCTTTTTTCATTGGTGTGCACGTGCACTGGTTCCAATGGCAAAGCAATTCGCAACCCTTGGATTTCAAGTACCTGCCTAATTTTACCAGTTTTTGATATAACAATGATATCGTGTTCTTTATTGTATCCATATTTCCATTTTTTAGATTTATTAAGACGACTAATAGTTGTCTTTTTAATAGGTTCTATTGTTTTAACTAAACTTTGCTCGTACATTATTTAGATCTTCCTTCTGCAAATCCTTTAAAAGTTGTTTTTTTTGCTTCTTCAGGTGCTTTGCCTTCAAGCAAATTTTCTTCTTCTTGAATTCTGTTAAGTATTTCGAATGCGTCAAATATAGCTAGTTTTTTAGTAGCCGCTGCATTTTTTAATCTATCAGCTGATATATCATCGTCTGAATCTACAATTGCCTCCTTAGCTACCTTAATCAATTCTTCAACTGCTTTATGCCCAGCTTGGATTATATTCTTCTTCGTTTCCTTGATATTCATATTTAATTGTAATAAAATTAGATAAAACTCTATATAGTCTTTCGTTGTCAACTATAAATTCATATTTACTATTTGGCCTAAAACCAACTAGATCGTTAACCTCCACTGTACCGTCTGAATACTTAACAATACCTTGTAGATGTTTTTCAGTTTCAACATTAAACTTATCTACGGCTTTTAAAGGTTTTATAAAACAATAACCTTTTGGAGCTACCCAGCTATTTTTTCTTTTGTATAAGAATATTTGATCTTTATTTATAAAGTATGTAGATTCATTAAAATAGCTTTTACTATTTTTTTCTACACCTTTAACGTCATGCCATCTACGAAAAACATTATGATGCACTATAACTGTATCTCCAGGTTTAACATCTGTATCACCAACAATAGGAGTTGATATAACAATAGCTTCTCTATTAACATATTGATGATTGAAGATTTCAGTGTTAAGTATTAACTCTGAATCTCCAATCTTTTTAGTATTGTTGTATCTATCTCCTTTTGGCGTTACAACAAAGTTGTGAACGCTTTTCATTAGTACTCTAGGTTATATTCTACAGAAACAGCCATGTTTTTGTTAAAGTCTTTCCACGGTAAAACATCTTTCTTCTTTTTAATATAAATAGAGTACTTCTCGTCTTCTTCTATTATATCACAAATAGTATGACCCCCATAAACTTCTTGACCAACAGCGTAATGCATAGCGTCGTTTTTATAGTCTTTACCTATACTAATCTTTCTTATCAGCTTCGCCATTTTCTTTTGGATAATTTATAGTACCATCTTTAATATTGATATCTGCTGTTCCATAATCTTTTTGAAATTCTTTTTGCATTTCACCAATTTTTTCTTGTAAAGTTAATATATGGTGTGTTAGATTATGTTTTTTTGTTTCCATAGTACCAATTTCAATTTGACACCTATTAATTTCATTAATAACGTTCTGAACATTATTTAATTGCTCATCGGTTATTTTTTCTGCTTTAGGTTTTAAATCTACTATTTTTTCCTTTTTTGTTTTTGTTTTTGCCATTTTTATTTAATTTAAGTTAATTTTAATTTGTTTTTTATTAACAAGCTGTTACAGCTGCTACAATACCGTCATTACCTGTTATTTGTATACTATACGTGCGTAAACTTCCGACTGGTTGAACCTTGTAATATCCATTTTTTAAACCATATTTACTATTAGCTCTTTGTCTTGAATAAACAATATCACCAACAACTGGGTTAGCACTACTACCATTATGATATAACGTTTGTTTAAGTGGAAGACTATAACCACACGCTGCCTTAGCTTGCACTGGTGAAGCACTCATTTTTGTGTAACCTTTAGCAAGTACCACCTCTTTACGTCTTTTTACTATAACAGGTTTGTTTTTTCCTCTAGATTGAGCTGATGAATTTGCGTTACCTAATGCCATTAGTATCCAAAGTAAGCGATTATACCACCATCAGTATCCGCAGCATTTAAACTAACTACAGTCCATCTTCCGTATATAGTCATACCAGCTGGAAACTCTACAGAGGCATCAACAGCTTCGCTGTTACCACCCGTATTACCGTTAGCGATACCAAAATAAACGTTGCTGCTTTCAGTTCCACTGTATACGACAGAGTTGGATGTATCTACTGTTAGTTTATCAAACGCTATAGCTCCAAGCATAGTGATAGCAACAATAACCATACCGTCTGGCGGAGTTAGATCTTCACCATTATCGTTGTGCATATGTGCACTACCTAACTGACCGAAGTTATAAGCTGTGCCTGTTGAATTTATTCCCATAATTTATTTTTTTACTTTTTCTAGTGATCTACCGCCAAAGTAAGCACCGATCACTGTTATTAATACTAATTGAAGTAAATCAACCCAACTGGATTTAACTTCAAAACTTAATGCACCTGCATCTATAAATATTAATAGCATGGTGCATACTATTAAAAATATTAATACCAATGGCCTAACATTTTTGCTTAGCCATGAATCTGATTTTAAATCTACTTGCCATCTTGCTGTAATGTTTTTTTCCATTTCAACTTGATAGCTAGCAATTAATTCTTTTATTTTTCTTTCTGCTTCTAATTTTTCTTCAGCAGAAGTATGTAGGTTATCTACAACTCCACCTATGCCTTTTACAAGATCTGCAGCACCACCTGAAAATATTTTTCCTAACATATTATTTATTTTTTACTTTTTCAAATGCACTAATACCAAAACATCCTAATGTTACCATAACAAATGAATTATATATAGTATCGTTAATTTCTAGTTCTCCACCTCCTACGTATCCCATGTATATAATGGCTGTAGCTAAATCTATAATGGCAAATAACACCATTATTGCAAAAGATATAAAGCCAACTACATTTTTTTCATTTATATCGTTTTTATTTTTAAATAACTTCCACATATTATACCGATGTTTCTGCTCCGTTATTAGCATCGTCTTCCCAAGGAAAACCATGATCACCCGCTTCTTTCCACTTGCCATCTACCTTAATCATATCCTTACCATTTATTGTTTCTCTTGGAAAAACTTCACCATTATACGTTATATCATAATCACTATAAGCTAACTTACCAAGCTTCATATCTGTGGCATGTCTCATTTCGTGATTAATAACTTGTTTATCTTCGTGACTACCAGGTATTATATTGCTATTTACATATATAGTACCATCCATATTAGCTTCACCCATAACTCCTTCGTCTAACGGTACTCTTATAACAGGTGTACCAGGTACAGAGCCTATATCACCAGCCTCTTTACCAAAACGCATTTTTGTTTTGATTTCACCGCTTCTAGCTTCTAAACCTCTATTTGTACCTAATTTAAATCCCATTAAAATTTTCTTTTAGGTTGTGCTGGTGGTTCATATCCAGGTGTTCCAGGATAATCATTTGATAACTTGGTGTAATCTTTTTTCTTTTTTCCAAAATCAAATTTTTTATTACCAAAGTTAAATTTCTTTTTATCTAGCTTAAATGGTGCCTTTTTCATCTGTCTTTATCTTTTATCATATCATCTATAGCTTTATTGTAAACTTTATCTGTATATGATTTATTCTTATAAAATACACTTCTTTCTGAAGTGGGTAAGTCTTCCTCACCTAATAGGATTCTATATATCCTACTTATCATTTGAGAGCATTTCCACGAAGTTTTAAATACAGAGTACATTATAGTAGTTCTGTTTCTGTGTCTCCATACATCTATCCAACCCTCATCTCTTAATCTCTCCCATCTTGCTTTATCCCACGAGTATGTATAAACTCCGTTGATAAAATCGTTTCGTGTAAATCTTCCTTTACAATCTAAATAAATTAATAATTCTAAGTCTGCGTCTTTTAACCCGTAAGTTTTACAGACCCACTTTCTAGTGAGCCTGTAATACTTAAGGATATTCATTTCACGCAAATCTTGCGCGGTTAATCTCATTTAAGATTATCCAACGTCAGCAGCTGTGATAGTTGTGTTTCCTAAACCTGCAACGATGTTAAGAGTTGTATCTGTATCATCTGTGATAACAATACAAGTACCAACACCTTTTTGATACTTAGCTAAAATGTCCATAATTTCTTTTAATCTAAGAGCAGAAGTAGCGTCAGCACAAGCAATAGATACAGCTTGTTTGTTAGTACCTTCAATTGTAGCACAAACAAGAGCGTCATCACCTGCTATCCAAGATACTTTTGAAAGTGGAAATACAGCAGCCGCCTCAGCAGTGTCTTTAAACATTAAAAATGTTTCCATAGTTTTTGTTTTTTTTAGTTAATAATTTGTTTTCGTTTTTAAGTTTAAGGGTTTTGGTTTTTGGTTTGGGCTTAATCCACTAGAACAACGTCGCCATCACGAATAACTCTATAAAGAGTATCTTTCCATGATATGTCGTGTCCAGCATGTTTATCGTAATATATCGTGTCTCCATCTTTTAATCCTTCA